TACAAAAAATGTAAAAGACTATAATAAATTTTACAATGTTTATGTTTTTGGATTGCAATCTTGTTCAGGAAAAATATTAACATTTCATGTTATGACAGATAATGGAATGGTTAGAAATAGAGTTCCAATATCTGAAATCTATACTAAAATTCCTAAAAATGATATCCCCTTTAATTTTAAACAGCTGTGGGATTGTTTCTCAGTTAATGTAACTGTTATAGAATATGATTTTTTATCATATCATAAAGCTCAAATTGTCTTAAGAGATGGAACTAAAGCTTGGGGAACCTATATGTTTACCGTAGATTGGTTTAATAATCCATATAGTGATGAACCATCTGATTATAAATGTGGACATATATTTAAAGCTGATGATGGTTATTTAATGTGCCAACCTAATAATAGAATATTTTGGAAGGATTCAAATTGGGTAACTAAGTCACTTCCAGAAGATCTAAAACAATTTAAAGTAGATACTGAATTACCATCAGTTGAAAACCAATCTGATAGATGGGTAACAGAAGATGGGGATTCATTTTACTATGATATTAATGAGACTAAACATTAATAAATATAGTTTGGCTTCTTAGGGAGTCAATGTTATATTTAAGTATGGCTGAAAAGAAAGGACTCACAGTAAAGTTAATTAATGATTTTCCAGAATCAAAAAGTCTAGAAATATATCTAGAATCTCCACAACGTTGGCATAGAGTAATCTCCAAAGAATTCCGTTCATGGAATGGTAAACGAAGAGTAGTTGAATGGGATAGTGAAAACAATCCTATTCATAAAGAACACAATGGTTCACTGTTCTACTATATGACTAATAATATTGTAAAAAATCCAACACAAATAGGTCTTCAATATTTAACTACTCCTATCCCCGCTAAGCTCCGTTTATCTGAGAGCTATTAATAATATGTTTGGCCTCTCCAAATTATTATGTTATATTTACTAAGTAAAAATAAATAAAAGTTATGATAGATAATATCCACTCAGAAATTGCAAAATGTGCTAAAACATTAATGTTTAAAGAGCCATTTTATGGTTTATTCCTAATTGGTCTAAACAAAAAACTAAATAGTAGTATTCAAACTGCTTGTGTTTGTAAAGAAAACATAAATGTATCATTAATGGTTAATCCTAACTTTTGGGAAAAACAAGATGGAGATACTAAAATAGGTATTTTAAAACATGAATTGTTACATATAGCATTTCATCATCTAACTTCTATGGGTGAGTTTGAAAATAAACAATTATTAAATATAGCCGCTGATATTGAAATTAATCAATATATTGAAAGTACATGGAAAGGTAAAACATGGGATGGTTTAGAAATAAATAAAAAACCATTTAAAGAATTAAAATTACCATTAAAAGCAGGTACTAGAGTATATTATGATCTCTTAAAAAAAGAAGTTGATAAAAATCCCTTTGGTGATATAGCGTCTATGTTAGGCGCTTTAGAAGGTGGAATGAGTGGAGATGGTTCAGGAGATGGTAATTCAATAACTGTTACTTTAGGAGATGGATCAAAAATGACAGTTCCATGTACACATGAAATGTGGAAAGAATTTGATAACATGAGTGAAGCTGATAAGAAATTAATTGGTAAACAAATTGATCATCAATTAAAAGATGTAGCTGAACAAGTAAAGAAAAATAGAGGTACAATTCCAGGTGAACTTGGTCAATATATTAATAGCTTATATGAAATAGAAGAACCAGTAATTGATTGGAAGGCGTATTTAAGACGTTTTAATGGTATGGCTACCAAAATATATACTAAGAAGACTAGACGTAAGTTAAATCGACGTTTTGCGGGTAATCCGGCACTTAAAATTAAACAACGTAAAAACACTTTAGTAGCAATTGATACATCAGGTTCAGTATCAGATAAAGATTTAGCTGATTTCTTTAATGAAATACAACATATCTATAAAACAGGTACTGAAGTAGATGTGATTGAATGTGATGCTGATGTGCAAAGAGTTTATCAATATAAAGGTAAAACAGAAGATAAAATACATGTTCAAGGTAGGGGTGGAACAGCATTTGAACCAGTAATTAAGTATTTAAATCAAAATAAAGGTAAATACCAAAATATGATTTACTTAACTGATGGAGAATGTCCAGTACCAGAAACTAAACCAGTAAGACCTATATTATGGGTTATAACTACAGATGGTGATATGAAACCGGATTTCCCAGGACAAAAAGTACAAATAATAAGATAATGTTTGGCTTCCCCAAACAATGATGTTATATTTAGTATGTTAAATAAGTAAAATAAATAAAGATAAAATAAATAAAGGTTATGGCTAAAAGTAAAACAAGTAGTAAAACAGAATCGCTTTCATTAAATGTTAACGAATTAAAGGATTTTTTAAATCACATTGTAGTAAACAATCGTTTCTTACAAGAAAATGGTAAACCACCTGTATCAACTGAAGTAGTAGGTGATTCTGGAATTGGTAAAACATCAGCAATTGTTCAATTAGCTGAAGAAAATGGATTAGATTTTGTTAAATTAAATTTAGCTCAAATTGAAGAAATAGGTGACTTAGTAGGTTTTCCAATCCGCCAGTTTGAAGTAGAAATGAAAGAAGACAAAACATGGGTAGATGAACATGCATTTGATGAGTATTTAAAATTAGGTTATAAATCAACTGGTAAGAACAGAATGAGTTATTGCCCACCTGAATGGATTAGTAATAAGAAAAAAGGTGGTATTTTATTATTGGATGATTGGAATAGAGCTGATGTTAGGTTTATTCAAGCTGTAATGGAATTAATAGATCGCCAACAATATATTAGTTGGAAGTTGCCTAAAGATTGGCATATTATATTAACTTCAAATCCAGATAATGGAGATTATTTAGTTAATAGTATTGATAACGCTCAAAAAACTCGATTTATATCTGCTAATTTAAAATTTGATCTTAAATGTTGGGGTAAGTGGGCTGAAGAGTCTCAAATGGATGGTAGATGTATTAATTTCTTATTGATGCATCCAGAATTAGTTACTAAAGATGTGAACGCTCGTAGTGTAGTAATGTTTTTTAATTCAATTTCATCTATAAAATCATTTGAAGAACAATTACCATTAATTCAAATGATTGGAGAAGGTAGTGTTGGTAGTGAATTTGCAAGTTTATTTACAATGTTTATTAATAATAAATTAGATAGAATTATCTCACCAGAACATATATTTTCACAAGATGAAAAATATGTTTTAAACACATTAAAGTCTTTAGTTGGTAAAGATAAGAACTATAGAGCAGATATTGCCTCAACATTAGGTACTAGGGTTTCTAACTATTTAGATGTGTTTGCTAAAACTAATAAAGTTGAAAAAACTATTATTGATAGATTAGGTAAAATGGTTACAGAAGGTATTTTTACAACTGATATATGTTATCAAATGATAAAATCTATTTATAATGCAAATCCAAGTCAATTTAATTTATTAATGTTAAACAAAGATTTAGTAAAATTTATAACAAAATAATTATGAAAACAAATCAAAATATAGAATCATTACAGCATAATGTCAATCCTGTATCTTTTTATGGTGGTTCATCTTGGGGAGGTAGTCAAGAACAATGGAATGTGAGTACATGGAGTAGTAGAAATGAGAAATTTATAAATGAAGAACAAATTAATATTTACAATAATATTATTGAAAAAATTAAACATTCTACAAATAAAATAACATCTAAAGATATTATATATACAGGAGGTTTAAGTGATGTTCCTAGATTTAAATTAAAAGAATACATTATTGAAAATAAAATAAAAAGAACTTCTAGGATTGAACAAAGTACTTGTATTATTATAAGTAGAAAAATATTTGATGAAGTAAGCAATGTTTTTAAAGTAAAAGATTATACTTTTATAAATGAAAATTTAGCAAAAGAAATAAGTAATAGTATAAATTGGAAAAATCATAATCAAAATCCATTACCAAGTGCATTTGATAAAAATCAATTTTATTATTTTTCACATGATGAATCAAATTTACTTACTTCTAAAAAATGGGGGAGTAAATTCACTAATAATTCATATGATGTGAAAGGTTGTATTATAGATTTATATAGAAATAATAAATTAATAACTTTTGCAGAACTAATAATATTTTTACATAATAATCCTACAATAAAGATAGTATTTGATGAAACATTATTTGAATCCTTAAATAAAGAAGGAATTGAATTAGATGATGATTATGAATCTACTTTAAGAGATATGATTTTTAGTCAGGATCCATCTAATGTTAAGTTAGGAGTAGAAATGATATCTAATTTAGTTATAAATGATTACACTATATTAAAAATATCTTTACTATTAAACGAATTTATACAAAATCGTAAATTAACTGAGTTAACGACTTATTCTCAAACTAATAGAAACTTTAAAACTGTATTAAATATCCTTAAAACTAAAAAAATATTTTGGAATGTTGAATGGAAAGTGTTTGCTGGAGGATTAAGAAAAAACTTTAATAAAGGTATTGAAGGTGAAGCAGTAAAAGTATTTATTATTAATAACTTAAATGTAGAATTTAATAAGCAAGTTGGTGGATTTAAAATTGAAGACATTAAATTTGGAGTTTAAAAATACTTATATTATATTATAGTCAATTAATAAAACAAAAATGAAAAAAACAATCGCAATCATTATTTTAGCAGCATTATCAGCTTGTTCTAATAATCCAACACCTACATCATCAGTATCTCTAACTGATTCAACAAGTGCAACATCAGATACACTTAATGTTGATACTGCAGTATTAAACTCGGTAAACTAAATTAAAGATTCCCCAACGTTATGTTGGGGTTTTTCTTTACCTTTCATATCATGGATATAGATAAAATATTTGGATTATTTGATTCATCAAGTCGTGATGATTTAGGTATTAATGCTCTAAATCAAGATGATCTAAAAGCTAGAATTAAATTTTTTGATGAATTTAAAAATCATCCTGTAGTATGGATAGGTATGTTCCATAAATTAATAATGGATAATGCTGTTTCTAAAACCCTCTTAACGGCGTTTAAAACGACTTTCCCTGATTTAGACGTAAATGATATTAGGAACGCAGGTGAGTACATTATATACACTAAAGCGTATGAATTTATACGTAATTTGAATATAAAACGTGAACTTGATTTACAAGTACTAATCAATCATTCAAATATTAATGTTTTAACATCAGTTAGAATGGCTATATCCTATTTTGAGGAAACTGAAGCTTATGAAAAGTGTGCGTTTCTTTTACCAATTAAAAAAGTAATTGAAGAAAATGTAACCTAAGTTAGGCCTTAGCGGATTTTAATGCTATATTATTAATACGGTTATTAGGTATTAGAATTACTAGATAGAGAATGAGAAAATGGAACGATGGATAAACGGATAAAAGAACAATGGATATAACGGGTAATAGAACATTATATACATATATTTATAGATAAACATATATTATGAGATACAGAGAATTAACAACACGCAAGATAGAAAATATCGAAGGCAAATTAAAAGCATTAAAATTTATAGTAAACAGAGCTCAACCAATTAAAGAGTATCTTAAAACTATTGCTGAATTAGAAGAGACAGTTGCAGAAGTACAATCACTTATTCAGTCTGAACCATTATCAGCAGATGAAGGATTCGGATTACAATAATTAAAAAACCAAATAAAAGTTATGAATAAATTATCAGCAGAACAAATCCAGGATAACTGGATTGAATTTATTGGCTATATTGATCAATACATTTCAGAACCTAGAGCTTCAAAATTAAAAGAGTTCTATAATACATATGCAGAACGTGTCATGTTAATGCCCGCGTCTCATAAGAAAGAATACCATAATGCATTTCCAGGAGGTTATGTAGAACATGTTAATCGTGTTATCAGAGCATCTCTTAGAATTAATGAAGTATGGTCTGATTTTGAAGTAGAAGAAAATTATACAATTGAAGAATTAGTATTTTCAGCTATGAATCATGATTTAGGAAAAATGGGAGATACAGAAAATGAATCTTATATTCCTCAAACTGACCAATGGCGTAAAGATAAATTAGGTGAAGATTATAAGTTTAATGATAGACTTGAATTTATGTCTGTTCCAGATCGTGGTTTATATTTATTAAATTCACATGGTGTATCTTACACTAAAAATGAATTTTTAACTATTAAATTACATGATGGTTTATATGATGAAGCTAACAAACCATACTTAATTAACTGGGCTCCAGAAACAAAACCTAGAACATCGTTAATATACATTGTTCATCAAGCTGATTTATTAGCTGCTAGAATTGAATGGGAGAAAGAGTACATGCCTAAGTTTAAAGATAACTTGTCATCACCAGAAAAAAATAGTACATTATTGTCTAATAAACGTGAGACTAAAACTCCAACTAAAGCTAAAGCATTATCTAGTTTTAAGAGTGATAGTCTAAAAAACATGTTAGACAATTTATGATAGAAATTATTATAACAGTATTAAGTATTTTAGTCGTGGTCTTAGGATACACGACTTTCAATTTACTTAAGAAAAATGAAAAAGCAGAAGATATTTTATTTTCATATAAACAATATATGACTCAAGTAAGTGATGTTATTGAACAATCTGCTAAAAAATTAAAAGAAATTGATTCAAGAGGTACATTTGAAAGCGATGATGAAATAGGTTGGTTTTTTAAGAAAATTCAATTAATTCAAGATATTCTAGATCAATATAAATTACGTAACTTTTAATATGACAAGAGCTAAAAAAAAGTCTGTACAGTATTTTACTGCTGATACAGAAGCAGCTATTGTAGAATATAATAATTCTACATCATTCTCAGATAAAAGTAAGATTTATTATGATAGAATTCATCCCGCATTTCTTAAATTAACAGAAAATATTATTCATACCTTTAAATTTTATTATACAGAGGTAGATAATATTGAAGACTTACAACATGAAGTGATTACGTTTTTGTTATCTAAAATACATCTATTTGATTTATCTAGGGGAGCAAAAGCATATTCATACTTCGGTACTATTGTTAAACGTTATCTTATAATATCAAACGCTAAAAACTATAAAAAACGAGTTGATAAAGTACCTATTGATGATTTAAATGATGATGAGAGACATTCATATTTAATAGATTCAGATACTAGTACACATGATAAATTAAATTTTTTTATAGCTCAATATGTAGACTATTGTACTACTAATATATTTAAATTATTTCCTAAAGAAATAGATGCTAAAATAGCTGATGCTATACTTGAATTATTCCGTAAGCGTGAACATATAACTATTTTCAATAAAAAAGCATTATACATTTATATACGTGAAATTATAGATGCTAAAACACCTAAAATAACTAAAATAGCTAATATGCTATATGATATATTTAAGAGTAATTATTCATTTTATTTAGAATACGGCTATGTAAAATTTTAATTTTTTTATATTTATCATAAACAATTAACATAAATATGAGTGAATTTGATAAAATAATATTTGGTAAAAAAACATTTTCTAATTTATTAGAAGAAATTTATGATAACCAAAAAAAGAAATCAAGACAAATATCTTCATTAATTTCTGAACTTAAACCTCTGGTTAATGATATAGGTGATGCTACCTTAATAGTACCTCTTATCAAAGAATATCTTGAAATAGATGTTAAAAATGACGAACAACTAGTAAAAGTAGCAACTATTATTCAACGTGCTTTAAATAATACCTCTAGTGCAGAAGATGGTTTTGGTTTATCTGAAGCTGATAAAGCACAATTAATGTCAGAAATTGAAAAACTAGATAATAAATCAGAATAATGGCAGTACTTAGAACAGGTCAAGATGCTATAAATTATGCTTACAACTCCACCTCCTATAATACTAATTTTGTTGATATTAATCAACAAATTCGGTCTGGAATTATTAAAGCGGTTAGAGTTAAAAGTATTGTATTAGATTCTTCTCATCCATTATATACAAAATTAGGAGAAGATAATGGGATTGGAACTATTATATATGATAATAATATTATATTACCTAATATAAGTACAGAATTATCTAAATTTCCATTTGCTCGTCCTTTATTTAGTAATATAAAAAACTATCCATTAATTAATGAATTAGTTTATATACTTACTTTACCTTCAACTGAAATAGGTAAAGATACTACAGACAAAATAGATTATTATCTTAATACAGTGGCATTATGGAACCATCCTCATCATAATGCTTACCCA